ATGGTTTTTACAACCATAATCTTCCTCGGAATTGAGCGAGAGCTCAACATGACCATGACCCGGAAGGATTTATTATCCTTTCGGGACTCGGTGCGTATCTACGGAGATGATTTGATTGTCCCCGTAGATCAAGTGCTGTCTGTCGTACAGGAACTCGAACTTTTCGGAGCTCGAGTGGGCCTGGACAAGTCTTTCTGGACCGGAAGGTTCAGAGAGTCTTGTGGTAAGGAATACTTTAATGGAACGGACGTATCTCTCGTCCGAGTCCGGCAAGCGTTACCTTACACGACAGCAGACGTAAAAGAGGTCATCGCAACGGTTAGTCTCCGTAACCAGCTCTATGAGCATGGTTATTGGGATACTGTCCGTTGGTTGGATAAACGACTTCGGAAAGTGTTGAGATATTTTCCGACAGTCGCGCCAACGTCCTCTTTGCTGGGCAGGGTCTCATTTCTCGGCTATCAAACCGAGAAAATGCACCCATTCCTGCATAGCCCCTTAGTTCAAGGCTATGTTGTGCAGGCCAAAGCCCCCAATGATGAGTTGGGGGACACTGGTGCCTTGCTTAAGTGTCTTCTCAGGCTGGAAACAGCCGGTAGTACCTTAAGGGGGGATGATAGTCATATCATCCAAGTCCCCTGCTACCGTTCCGGCCTGACACCTGCAAGGGTGACTTCCCGAGTGGTTTTGTCTCCACTTGGACAAGATGAGAGGCACTTAGTACGTTCTGGACGTCCCAAGCGCGTCAGCATCAAGCTTGTGTGGAGAACTCCTTTCTGATGAAAGGAGCTCGGGGCCCTTTGGCCTCGTGGGGGATCACAGGTAACTAAGGATATAAATATCGCCCGTGAAGACTGCGGGTGATCGATCCTTGGTTCCATAACCTGAGTGGTATTGGGATTACGTATCTCTGTGCAAAATTGATACGTCGTCCTATTCCACATCGGTCGTGGGCTATGATCCGGGAGCTGGTTACCAGCCAGCCCCCAGGGGATGCACTTGGCAGTGC